TACTATTAGCTAAGTCTAGGGCACCAAAGTCTTCTGAGACAGGAACTATTAGTCCGCCTCTTATACAGCAACCGTCGCTGCAGCGTGCACTTTTTTCTGAGATTTTTGAGTTTAGGAAATTATTTTCAATCCTCCAAAATGTTTGTGAATTTTCACATCTCAGTTACTGTAATTGTATTACTATTAGCTAAGTCTAGGGCACCAAAGTCTTCCGAACCAAGAGCTGCACACCAAATACGATATTGGTAGTAAAAATTGATTTGCTCCCAATGATCTTACAATCGACCATTGGTAAGAATGACAAAAACTGTGCATGTGGGTGAGGTTTTTGAGGAGTTGCACAGGTTGAGAGAGATATTTGTCTCGATTCGCATTGCCGTCCAAGATCCTCCTCCTATTGCAGCGGTGTACTTTGATTTGAACAATCCTTTCTCATTTGGAAAGAATGGTTTTGTGTTTTTTCTGTATCGAAATCAACATAAACGCGTTCTCGTCTGGTTGGTTGGCTTAAAGCCGTCATTCCGTGGTTACATTCGTAAACGTTTTTACGATACTTGTACTGGTAGCATTACATCACGTTTTCTTTCATTTCTTGAAGGATCGGCCACAATGGAATTGAACACATAGTGGCTAAGTTTGAGGTTAAGGTCTTCACCTAGCTCCATGATGTCAGATATAGATTGCCATCCGATCCCAGGGTGGCCTGCATAGCAGTGAGTGGAACCATGCTTTCAGAGTCCACCAGTCTGATCTTCTCATCTTTGACCATCTTGAGCAGTTTGGTGTAGAACTTAATATCTTCTGCTGACATTTTGCGCACTTGATCCTTTGTATAGTTGTCAATATGTGAGATTGCCTGTGCAAGGTTTCCCTCAATCTTGTTGGTCTGAATGCCGAGCATCATGAGCTCATCATCACCACCATGCATATTGCTGGCACCTTCAAGAAGCTCTTCCATGCTGCTAAGTAGACCTTCCTGAATACTGGCTCTCTGAGACGCTAATCCTGATGAGATTGGAGAAGGTTTCGGAGCCTTGGTCGCTACAGTGGCAACGGGAGCAGCAACCTTGAACCAACGACAGTATCCACCTTTGGTCATGCGCGATTCATATGTCATGCCGTCATTACCGGCCATGATCTCTCCACAACATTCATTGGCTGGGTATGGAGGAGAAGAGCGTCCCTGGTATTTTTGCTGTGATTGAACAACGCAGCCACGCGAGGGTTTTGCCTTCGTAACAGGTACAGGTATAGTTTCAGGAACCTGTGCTGGAGCACCAAGAGTTTGTTCAAGCAGAGCGCAGATTTCGCCTTTCTTGAGGCCCTTGATATTGAGACCCATCGAGGTTGCTAATTTACGCAATTCTCCTACAGGGAGCCCTCCCTTGGCTGGTCCTTTGGCACAATCCTTTATGTTACCCGGATATGACATCTATATATATATATACAGTGAACAAAATTGATCGCTGTGAGAAACCGTTCGACCCAATTGTATGATCCAAGAAGGAATGAGTAAGAAGCATCTAATTACATGTATTTGGTTGATTACATCGCACGTGCGCTGTCGCGTCCATGGAGCCGTGGTTGGCAAGCGGTCGTGACCCGGATTGAAATCATGAAACAATTGTTGATCAGTGATTTTTGGATACCTGATCTGGGGTTCGAACAAACGCGAAGCCTTAAATTTGGTAGTGATATTTTCTTGCAGGGAGGCCTATACACTTACAGGGAACGAGATCTGCTCAGACCAAACCCCGATACCATCATTGAACAAATCACAGAGCTATTGCTCTCATATGCACGTAAAATGCATCATTCAGCCTATTGGGATAGGGAGCATATCCTATCCCAATACAAAGATCAATATATGAAAAGGTCAACCCCCAGATACCCAGCGACAGGCTTGGAGACAGTTGCAACAGAATGTCTGAGAATGATGTTGCTGCGCAGCAGTTACTTCCTCGACAGTGTGTCTATTGTAAACAATGCAGAGATCGCATTGATTTTGACACCGGGATTCATGAACGAGTTGAAGGAGGAAATCCAGAGAAAGAAGGATATGTGCATTGTCATGACAGTAAATGTCGATGAAACTATTCAAGACAAGAATGACATTGAAGATATGCGATGGGAGTAAACACCCTGTCTCAGCAGCAAGAGGGCCCTGGGGCAAAAATTTGGATTAAAAATGGAACAGTAGGTATAGATATGATAGCAGAAACGGAGGCAAAAAAATATTACCTTGGACTGACAGTAGCAAAGGTACTGAAAGTCAGTGGCAAGTCTAAGTATGTCTATCTAATGTCTGATGGTTGTATCAAGAAAAGGTATGACTCCACCAGACCGGATCATGAGGAGCATTTTCATCACGAGGTCAGGATTTTGCGCCATTTGGAGAAGTGGTCGTATTCACCCAAGATTCTATGGATCAATCATAAAAAGCGCACTATTTATATGACCTATTGTGGTCCAAATCCAAAACCGTCTGCAAAGTTAACGCGAAGTCTCTCCTTACTGATGGCAGAACTGCGAGAGAAATGGGGGCTTACCCGGTTGAATGACCGAGGAACAGTCACTGATCATATTGATGCTCGCAACTTGTGTGTCATGGATGATTTGTTGTACATCATTGATTTTGGCTCCCCTTTGTGGGTTTTGAAGGACATTGGTTCAGAAGCAGAGTAAATAATTTCTCAGGGGTATGGTTAGAAAAACAAATCTACCTTATGATTTACTTTTCTTTATACGTGACTGTAAAGTACGGATATTGTATCCCATTGTATCCCATTGCATGCCATTGCATTGCATTGCATTGCATTGCGGTCATACACCAAGTAATGAAATATAGAATTACTGTAAATGGCGATCATGAGGTGTGAATTGGATAGGTTCTCGCCAGCATCTGTGAAAAGGGGAGCAAGAATCATGGTCCTGGGTGGTCCTCGATCTGGGAAGACTACTTTGGTGAAAGCACTCATTCGAAAATGCAACATGCGCCGCGTTGCTGTCTTGACACAGTCTCCACAAGAGTGGGATATCAACCTGAGTGTCACTCTTGTGTCCCAACGGACCGATAAGGAGAGTGTCATGAACACAATTCGCAAACGTGCTATAAAATACGCGAAAGAAGAAAATGATCATTACCTGGTTGTTGATGATAATACAGTAGTCAGGGAAGGGTCACATAGGTTACATAACCTCGTTGATAATGTACCCAGCGACATGGGGCTTATAATTGCAAGCAGCGTGATACCTTCCAAAGATATATTGTGCGAGCTGGATTACTGTTTCATATTGGGTAAGTCGAGTGTTCTCGCTTTGCTGGGGTCCTCAATACCAAATGTAGGCACTATGCGGTCATACGAGAGTCTGGTAATAGACAGCAAGGCTGTTTGCATGGGTGTATACAAGGCTATGTTACCTACTTCCGCTTAACGATGACTGGGGGAAGGGGCACAGACACTCGAGATACTGGTGGAGGGAGGGCCGTTGCAGGAGCGAGAGGAACGATGGGCACAGGAACAACAGGTGGTGTTTGAGGCAGGGATACAGCAGGAACAACCGGTGTGACAGGTGCGGGAGGCGTGACAGGTGCGGGAGGCGTGACGTGTGCGGGAGGCGTGGCAGGTGCGGGAGGCGTGACAGGCGTGACAGGAACAGGAGCGGCTTCCTGAGCTGGTATTCCAGATGGTGTTCCAGAGGTTTTCTGAAAAATAAAATACTTGTTCATGAAACTGTAATCTTTCTCAGCCTGCGACATTGCTGCTTTGGCGGATTTGTGTCCAGGTTTTGGCTTTCGTTTTGGCGTATAATCCTTGAAATCGCCAATGCCAGATGTGAAATTACCAATCGCAACCGGGACCAGACCGAATCGAGCAGCCATCCTGGTAAGTTCATTGAAATCAACAAGCCATTCGGGAATCTCCTTGGGACCAATGCTAATATTCATGGCCTTGATTTTGCGACCGAACCCGATCTGTTCAGGATCTGGAATCTCTTTTGGATCATAATCTCGACTGACTTTCCAAATATCAACATCGACTCGAGGACTTTCTTTGCTACGGCGCCACGATCTTTTCCCGAAGATTTGACCACCTGCGGATTTACTCAGACGGGAGTGAAGCTTGCTGCCATCCAAGGTTGTACCGATAAAGTAGCCACCTGGAACCAGTTGTTCGGACACATTGCGCAGTAGATTTTCCATTCTCTCTCTGGTCTCCATGAAATAGTGAATTGCGAATTGGATACTGACAATATCAAACCCCTGATCAGTCATCCCATTCTCCTTGCGTTCATCGAAATATGCTTGGAGCATGTTGTGATAGTGAGCATCGCCAGCCATACTCTCTGTGATCTTTTCATGCAACTCCTCCTTGGGAACCTTGCTCAGATCGGTCAGAAGACTCTTTTTGAGGTTCTTACCAGCATCTCCCCAGATAAATGTTGGCTTTACCTTGAATTTCGGGTCACGATCCAGCGCTTCGGCATGTCGTTGCTGAGCTCCCTTGGGCTGACCCTCGATGTTCGGTTGAGAATAGTCAATGCCGAGGACAGTGTCGATGCCTGCTTTGTTCCACTTGTGTAGATCTCCTGCCTCACCAACACCAAGATCCAGCAAATGAATTTCAACCTCCTCGGGGCGCACTCCCTCAGCGAGTTGATGTTCACGAATCTTATCGGTAGTCTCGTTGATGAGGTCTCCCTTGACCTGATTGTGAAAAGCTCGCATGCGCGATGTCAGGTCACGCAATCCTTCATCGACAGCGGTGTAGTAATAGTCGAATGGAACCTCCTCCTCTCCTTTCAGCATCTCAAGACTGATTGGGTGCTTGCGAATAAGCTCCCAATTGCTGGAGGCGGTCTCGATTCGATTCGGCGTCTTCTTATCATAACGCGATCGCAGTGGAATCCATCCCTCATTTGTGCGTCCAGGAGAGGGATCCTTCCATGGTAGGGCACCCCATGTGAATTCAACAATATTGCCATCATAAATAACTTGGCGGTCCTCTAGTGTGCGGATCTGCCCATCTGGGCCGACAGGTACTTTGGCAACATTGTCAACCCCATCCACAAAACCGCCCCCAGAGTAGATGAACTTTTTTGGCACACCATCATAGCTCGAGAACAACACCAAGCTCTGAAACTGTTTACCGCTTTCGGAAGTGAAGATCTCAGGTTGTTTGGTGACGGTGTTGCGTTCCCTGAACACCTTGAAATCATTCGATAGTTTTTGTGGAGGCTTCCATTTGAGGAGGTTGGGCCATTTGACAATCATGTTGGTTGAGGCTCTTGGGTAAGGTTCATCTGGTGTAAAGATGAAACCATCCTCCTCGTAGCCGTTGTTTGCTGCCTCTGCAAGAACCTCATCCAACAGGGGATTAAGAGAGTCCCCCAGCTTCTTGGCCTGTGTGATTGGGTGGTGGTTCTTGAGTTCCATGTGCAATGGCCCTGGGTGCAGTCGACTGATAACAGTATTGTACACCTTTTTGAGGTGTTCGAGTCGAGCGGAGAATGCCAGAGAGCGGAGGTCTTTCTCTGTGTCATTCACAGCCCCAGGCGCTCTCAAATAGTCAAAAATGAGGAACCGATTCTTGGTCGGACTTTGCAGATATTCTCCATCGAATGTAGCGCCAGCGAGCTCTGGAACAGTTAGACCACTCCAACGGATGTTCATTCCTCGATCTATCAGATATCCTCTGCCATCCTCAGAAAAGAAGAGCAGGTTGCGCTTCCCATCAGCCTTGACGGTTACATAATACTTGCCAGAGATGAGTGGGATTACATTCTTGGCACCGGGTGCTGGCAGCACATGACGTGGTTCGAGTGGTTGAACCTCCATGCCAATAAAGAGTCGACGCTCATTACGCACAGGCTTTGCTCGTTCGCGCTCATCGAAAAATGCAACCTTGTACTGGACCCGGACTTCTTTCTTCTCAGTATTAGATACAACATCAGGAGAGCCCTCCTGAGCCCGTTTGATGACATTAATGGTAGGCAGGACCTTCGCAAGCCACTCCTCTGCCTCCTTGTCACCAAGAAAGTCATCTCCACCGCCAATGCGCTCAATCTCGATCTCATAATGTTCTGGTTGGGACTGGACTCCGGAGAGCTCATAGCTTGGTCCACCAGCCTCTTTGACCATGGTTGCATCGATACGGAATCCATCACCGATGAAGCTACGACGCTTCTTCAACCGATAGAATTTATGGTAGCGCTGGTCAGTGAGGATCTCATTGAACCGTTCATTGAGACGACGCTCAGTGACTGGGATCTCGCGCGAGGATTTGAGTCGCAAGCCCCAATCGACGAGGTCTGTTTTTGTGAGCGATACCTTATTTTCGAGATTTGTTTGGTCAGTGGAGCAGAAAGCGCCGATGTCATTTCCCTCAATGGTCGAACGAGCATATCGAAGACTTTTGGGCAGGAATTTGTTCCTCTGATCCAGACTAACATCCAGTGTAAGTTCTGAACCGGGAGAGGACTTTTCCTCTGAAATGCCCAGCCATTCAGACTGAGCACGGAGAGCCTCCAGGATTTCCTTGAATGTGACAAGATTGAGAGCAGGTCTGAAGCGCGGCTCACCCCTTTCACGGGGAGCCTCGATAAAATTACCAATACGAAATTCTAGCTCGAGGTTTCCTCTTTCATCCCCGGCGGCTGGAGCAGCCTTGCGCACTGCACGGAGATTGGTTTTCAGGGCTGCTGAAAGAGCCTCCTCGAAGTTATCATTCGAATTCGAAGTCATTATATTTTATCAGTGATTTAAAATTTGCAGCCAGCATTTCAATTTTCTAACACAGGTCCAAGAATCACAAACAACATCAAACCTGATACAAGTCCGCTTGCATGACCTAGTAGTGATATTCTGGGATTTTGTATCATTGGTGCCACAAGGGTGATCAACCACCGTTTTGCTTCTTCAAGGTTGAAACGACCATTGGTCAGAACCATCCTGGACCACCCGAGAAGGGCAAGGATCACTCCGGAGAATCCGATGCTGCATATGGGAGTGTCCAGTAAATAGGTATTGATGAGCCAGTACAGGGCCGAACTCATGAGCCATAGAATAGTCACCAAGAGGAGATAGTTCCACGATCCATACTTTTCCTCTAGGTATGACAGTTGATAGAAGCTCCAAAGATTGACTAATAGATGTATGATGCCTCCATGCAGGAGGCTATGTACTAACTGCTGGGTGAATGACTGGTCCTGGCAATCGAGCAGTGATTGCCCCCTGCGGCCATAGCGATAGTTGAGCCATATGAGCATGAGACTGATGGACCACGTGACCCAACGAGTGGCTCCGAAGTAGGTGACTCCTCCGGTCATCATATATGATGTATATGGTATGGGTAGAAAAATGGGAGTAGAAAAAGATAGCAGAGAATATACTATAGAAGTCAATATAGCATTGCTATATGAGTAATAGCAGTGCTCTGTTTGATCCATTGATCATGCAATCCCTGTTTGTCGAGGAAGGTTTGCGGACGCGGGCACCAATTGTGGCTCGAACAAATGGTGAACTTTGGTATATGTTTATTAACCTCGGCATCCCCCTATTGATCATAATCTTTCTACTATTTGCGCTTAGATTGCGAGCCAACATGAAGAAGCGAGTTGCGCGCATCCCGCACACACCGTGAAAATGCATTTACATATTACCTGTGCCTTTCAGGAATCGCAAAATCTTTCTTCGTGAGCCATTTGAGAGGTGCCATTGATGAGTTTTCCTTTCATCTGTTGGTGCGACGTGAAAATCCACAGGACCCCGCCCAACCACACGAATGCTACTGTAAAGGTCGTCATGGCTACTGTCCCATGAGTCACAATCAGAAGATATCACAACAGGTATCCTTGCCGAATGGCGAA